TTCTTTGCTTCATAGACAATACCCCGATCACCAATGATCTCATAACCATCAAGTTGTGGGGTCTTAGTCCCATATTCAGGAATGGCAAGCATCATCTTTTCATGAATTACAGGGTTGAAATCACGAAGCTGAATACGACGACGCTCAAGCAGTTCATTGAAGAGACTCTCCTCAGAACGTCCCTGCTTCTTATTCTGAACGCGCAATACATTTGCATAAACTTTCTCAAAGAGATCGATCGTGATATCGTGCTTGGTATCAAGTCCATTCTTAGTTGGGATAGTCGGAGGACAGATCTTCTGCGATCCAGAAACATTAATAAGGCAGATGAATCCATTGTGTTCATTATGAGGTTCGCTGCCATACAGTCTCTTATAAGCATTACCCTCCAGAAATGACTGAATATACCGACCATTCTTGAAGACGTAGAACCCACTGGCGGCCTTTGTTTTCTTAAACCACGAGTTCTTGATGTTTTCATTCAGCATATATGTAGCAATGTACGCTTCAGCTCCAGATACCAGCTTATCGGTATGCTTGTCTGTCTTATCGCAAACATCAGCAGAGATCACGAATGGCTCAATGTACTCACCGTTTAGGAACATCTGAATGCTTCGGTTGAGAATTTTAGGGTGAAGCATCCACCGATGAGCAAAGTCAACGCGAATGCGGTTGATTAGATCATCCGACTTAATATTCATCAAGTCCTTAGTTGATGAATACAGTTCAGTAAACCCCTGCTTACCAATAGGAAATTGGATCAGTACTCCACTCTGATCGGTCATTTCTCCATCCCAAGTTCCACCTATTACTACCTCGTGTTCATCGGATGTGAATGAAGTCTTTAGGCGATATACCTGTCCCTTATTTTTCCACTGAATTCTCCAAAGTTTATCGGTGTTGTCAAGAACAGACAATGAGGATTTTAGGCCGCATCCGTGCTCATTTAGTTCAGTCGTATTTTCATCATTATTTCCGTATGTAAAACATCTGGCCAGGTCTTCTGCTTTAATTGGGAATCCCTTTCCATTGTCTTCGATGCTTCCCATATTTGTATCGAAATCAATATCGACATGAATCTTTGTCGGATTCGCAGCGATCGAATTATCAATCAATTCTGCGATTGGCTCAACATGACTGGCATATGGAGCCTTGGTGAGAACACGGAACTGACTCTTAGGTGAGATTCGATTAGAGAACTTAATCGTGGACATTTTAGGGGTATTTTGCTGGTTTAAAAATGAATTCGTTTTCATGCTATGTGACACCGAGAAATGGACTGTATTCAGAAGCTGAAAGAGCATCTTGATCGCTCAAAGATGAACCATAATGAAGAAATTCTGAAGGAACAATCTCTAAAGAATGCCCACATATATTGCGTGTTGAATGGTATTTCAGCCCAGCATTACGGACCACTGATTGAAAAATATATTCGCGAAAAGAATAACTTTACCAAAAATACTGCAGCTGACTGTAATGGTGATTGTTCAAAGGATAATAAAAACGCAGAAGTAAAGGTATCACTTGGCGGTGCCAAACACAATAAATTTAATTGGGTTCAGTTACGTCTTTCTCATAATATCCACTATTACATTCTTACAGCATATCACCTTATGAACACAAATGTTGAAACCGGTGGTGAGTTGTATGTGTTTAATGTGCCAAAGGAGAATATGATTACTCTTATTGCGAAGCATGGTGGCTACGCTCACGGAACATTGAATGAACATGGTGCGATCACTTTGGCCGATTTAAACGTTTGTGGAAATAAAAAAGAGTATGCTTTGAGACCTTCATACGGAGACAAGTGTTGGTTGGATATTCTAAAGTTTAGAGTGACAGAAGAGTCGCTCTAATAAGATTCAGAATACAGCCATACGAGTTCTCCGCGACCGATCGAGTTCTGTCTTGCTGTATCCTTGCTCAGCGAGTAATCTAACGACCTAAACCGTTTAATCAATTCTGTCACATCAATTTTTGATTTAATCCAATGCCAACTTTTTGGTCTCAGGGTATGAAGATCGGCTGTGACTATTTTTCCGCATGTTCCGCCATATGCCAATAACGCAAAGTCTGCTGTATTTGGTGGTGTGGGCTGACCATTAGAATCAGCTGGACCATATGATAGAAATTCCCAGTCCGGATGTTTCATATTTAGCTTTACAATATCCCTGTCTTCTGCTTGTTTTTCCCATATTTGAAAGCAGCACTTAACTTGCATTGGGGGAGTAAACGAGCATGGATCGGATGGGATTTCATCATCATGAATAAGATGAAACTTTGGATGAAGCCTGTTCTGAATACTGATTCGTCTAAATGTTCTTGGTACAATAAAGGCGATTACAGAACACCATTCAGCTGAATGGTTAAAGAACTTTACTGCAAGGGAACTGACTCTGCCGAATGGAGGATTGCCTACAACAAGAATGTTCGGAAGATTGGGTGGATTATATTCGAAGAAGTCTTTTTTGATAATGTCGGGATGTTCAGGATCGATATCAAGACCTATCTTTTTAGAGGTTGGAATTTGAGAAAGGAAGCTCCCATTGCCGGCACTTGGCTCAACAACTAAATCCCAACTATCCCAAGCATATAAGGTTCGTATTGTCTCGATACATTTTGTTGATATCCTTGAAATAGTATAAAATTTATCTAATCCAGCTTTGCGAACCTTATCCGCCATTTGAGGTATTTTGATAGGTTGAAAACGAATTCGTTTTCATGTTGTCAAGTAATAAGCAATACAATGGTCTCAAGCGCTCTAATCTATTCGGTTCGCTTTGGAACTAAGATCACACTTCCTGAAGGAATTCAGGCAAGTATTGCTAAGCTTCGATTGGTGCCGGCATCATACCGTCCCGTCAGACCTATTCGGTCTAAGAACGTATATCGTAAACGCGATGATTCTGATAACTGGCGTACACGGGCTATTGCTGATTGTGTACGCAAGGTACGAGAGACTGATGATCCTCAGTACGATGAGATGTTTAGCATCTTTAATAAGGTAGCATCGCAGAATCTTGATGCTCTATCTCAGCAGGCAATTGGGATTCTCAAGGCACGGGATGAACAGTTCCGTCTTCGGGTTACTACGCTGCTGTTTGACAAGGCGATTAAGGGATCAGCCTTTGCTGGTATTATGGCAGATCTGGCGAAACGTCTTAATAGTGTAATTCCAGACGTATCTGACGATCTTGAAGCACACGTACAGATGTTTGGAACTCTATACGATATGAGCGGAACACTTACCTTCCCGAAGGTTTCTGAGCCAGATTTCGAAGATAAGGTTGTTGCTTGGTCAAAGCAGAAGGATGTCCGCCGCGGATATGCTCGTTTTCTTACTCATCTATACAGTCGTGAGCTTGTTTCTGGCCAGGCTCTACAGGAGTCAATGCAAAAGGTTATTACTGATTTGAATGATACTCTTGTTCAGCCGAAGTCTGAGCAGAGCGAAGAGAATGTCACGCAGTTTGCTGACTTCCTCTTCGAGATCGCAAAGCTCCTCAAGCCAACTGCTGTTGAGCTGCGTGGTCTGATTCAGAGCAGTGTTGATACTATTCTGAAGAAGCCTCGCGCAGATTTGCCCAGTCTGAATATGCGTTCTCGCTTCAAGCTTGAAGATGCTATGACATGCGTTAAGGTATGTTGAAATCAAAGATATCAAAACAATAAATGTCTGTACCATCCGCGACAGTTCTACTTCGTGCGGCTCAGGTCAGCATCGACGAGGATAAGCCGATCTACTTTGATTACTTTCGTGATAGTGTAGAGAAGAAGTGCTGTATCGGAGTTCAGGGTACTACCAAGTATCTTGTAAAGTCAAATGATGAGTACACGTCTACGATCCAGTCAGTTTTTAAGTGCGAGACCTGTTTCATCGTTATGACGGAGAACAGTCTTTACATTGTTGATGCTGGCATTCCTATTAAGCGCGTTATGGGGTCTACAGAGGAACCCGCTAAGTAAGTTAATGGAGTTTCCACCGCCACATTATGTTCTTTTTGAACCACTGAATGACAAAGAAACAAAGAACGCATGGGAACGGTATAAACAAGACCATTCCGATGTGTGTGAATTTGATGAGATTAGTGCCGCATCTGTATTTTCAGTAGAAACCTTTGCTCCATGGTTTGATATGTGGATTTCAAGTGTTCCTAAGAAACAGTCTACACGCCTAAGAGTTCTTCTGATCTGGCACTCTGAGTTTCTAACCTTTGCTTGTCAGCAGATGCTTCGTCGTCAGCTTGAACAGAGATCATTTAAGAACCGAGTTTGGTTTCACGTTGAGGATCCTACTACACTTCAGTCAGCAATTCTAAGCAGATGTATTACAAAACGAATGCCCAATTTTATACACGAAGCATCATATAAGGAAGTATGATCCGAGTATTTACCGACGGAGCATGCCGTTCTAACGGAAAGGCCAATGCCGAAGCAGGATATGCTGGCTATTTTCCTGATAACAAGGACTGGTCCTTTGCTACTAAGATGCCTGAATCAGAAATGCAGACAAATCAGCGAGCAGAGTTAAAGGCGATCCATGATTCTGTAAACGTGATCTTTGAGAAGTGCGGGTCTCCAGCAGAGACAGCTATTCATATTTATACGGATTCTATGTATTCCAAAAATTGCTTGACTACTTGGCTTCCTGGGTGGATGCGAAACAAATGGCGAACTGCGGAAGGCAATGATGTCAAACACCGTGATCTGATCGAGCACCTATCTTTGCGTTTACCCAAGTTTAAGGAATATACAATCACCTATGTCAAGGCTCATACTGGAAAGACGGATGAACTCAGTGTTGGGAATGATATTGTAGACAAGATGGCAGTGTCTGTTTTGCTTCCAAAGGAAGAAGTGAAGATCATTAATCGAACGGACGGAATATTTCCAGATTTGGCGCTATCTATTATGGGACCGCCAGTAGAAGAGACTAAGATCATAGAATGGTGTAAGACTCATATGAATCTTCTCGATCAACAGGCTTTGAAGGTAGGACTATTCGGGGCATTTCAGAAGACGGTTAAGAAAAACGGATATAATACCGAAGTACAACGGATGAGTAAAACACGCGTAGTTCGCTTGACCACAGGTTTAATTAAAGAAGGAGTTACTATAGTAAAGGAAGAATGAGCGCATACGTGTTCTCGTCTCCCACTTGCCCTCCCTGCCAGACCCTAAAGCCCGTTGTTGAAGACCTGAAGGAAGAATTCACGTCTCTTCAATGGGTTCACGTGAACATCAAGGATGATCCTGCGGGTCTTACTCAGAAGTATGGCGTGAAGGTTGTTCCTACTATCGTTGTTGAGACCAAGAAGGGAATTGAATCGCATTCTGGAACAGCCGCTATGGGATATTACCGTATCCTACGCAACGCTACGCAATAGAGTCAGTCACAAGCTGACCATTTTTATATAGTTCTGCTACAAAGGTATTCTCATCCCCTCCACCTTGGACGGGTTGAGAGTGTCCAGTTCTATAAGGGCACTTTCCATCAATTGGAACTGACCCATCTGGGCACTTTGATAGACGCCCCTGAATATGCCCTTGCCCGTTGTTGCTGCCAGGTAAGTTGTACGGGTTTAAGCTTGCATTACCAGATGCAGAAGCAAACGAGATAGCACCAATTATAATTCCAGCAAGAGTAGATAGTAAGATATTGATTAGTACACTTCCATATACAGGCTTGTAGGACATTGAACATTCGCCAAAGATGAATGTACCAAACTGAGCAATCCAAACAATTCCAAATGCCAGAAGTGTGCTTGTCCAAGGTCTCCCTGTATGCCAAGACCAGCAGAGGTAATAAAACCCAATGATCGCTGTTGACATGAACGCAGTTGGGAAATAAGGCGATTCTACACCTTCAAGTCCCGGGATTGTACACCACATAAGACCAGATGTATCCTGAGCGCTTAAGTTTGCTCCCTGACTTGTGGCAAACATCTGTGTTCCGATCCCAATAACCAAGATTGACGCAACAGCTGCTATAGAAGGAATTGATAGTCTCGGGCCTTCCTGATTTACAACATCACCTGCTATTCCATATGCCAGAAGAGCGAATGGCATCATGTTCGCAATAAACGTAACAAATGTTGTTGGGATTTCACCAATTCCAGTAGGAAGACTATCTCTGTTTCTGTATAGAAAGTACATGCCCAGACCAAATAAGACAAGACCCAGTGTGGAGCCAACGCCTTCAAAGATACCTTTTGCTTCGTTATCCATTCTTATTATATCTCATGCGAGATGCTTTTCGTAACAAAACCTATCAATGATATAAATGAGTATATTCTCAAGTAACAATTGGCCACCATCCTGTTCATCCGCAAAGCAAAGCCCGATCAATCTAACACAGTCTGGCGCCAAGCCATGTAACTTATCGTGTGATCTTGTTATGGATGATGGAAATGTTACGCAGGCATCTGTGTCTGTGTCAAATGAGGGTTTGATCTTGGAAAGTTCATCGAGTCTTGGAAGCTGTAAATTCAGAGGTGAATCCTATGTTTGCCAGGGTCTTTCAATCAATCACCCAAGTCACCACACTATTGAAGGAGTTCAGGCAGATGGAGAAGTTACTGCTATATTTCGCAAGCCTACTGGTGAGTTAATGTGTATGAGCACACTGTTCCGAATCAACAGCGCACAAACTCCATCATATGGGTTTTTTAAGCAGTTTGTACCATATGCAGTGACTACTGGAGAGACTAAGCTTCAGATGCGTGATTGGAGTATCTCTGCCTTAGTTCCTCCTGAAGCAAGCTATTATGTCTACCAAGGTTCAACTCTTGTTCCTCCGTGTGTTCCTTGTGAATGGGTTGTTTTTAAGTCAATGATCAACATGGATCAGGGTGATTTTGCGTACCTTGTTCGGAACGCAGAAGCAGGATCCAGACCTGTTCAAGGGTTAGGTGATCGTGAAGTCTTTTTTAACGATACCAATAATGTTCCGGGAGGTCCTATGCCGCATGATAACAAGTTTTACCTGAGGTTGCGACCAACTGGTAATACTAAGATTAACTCAAAACTGGAAACGAAGACAGTCGATTTGAAGTCAAAGATAGGACAATCAAAGGCGGATGCAGAAGAAGAGGCAAAGCATCCTACAACTCTTCTTGGACAGGCAACTAAGGCAAAGGATGATTATGTAGCACAGGTTGGAACATTGGGGCTTGTACTTGCCATTGTTGGCGTAATAGCAGTAGCAATAGGTATATATAAGGGATATGGCAGCAGCGAGGCTACGCCAATTACATTTGAATTTATGAGAGGGTGGGCGATATGGACTCGTGAAAAAATAGTTTGGTTCTACAACTATGTTCTTGGATTTTTCGGATGGTTTGCTTCATACATTTATGGCATCTTTGCTTGGATGTACAATAGCACCTTTGGTCTGATTGGTTCGGTTACCGCATTAGTCCCTGGCTTAATCAGCAAGGGTGAGGCTCTTGCTAAGGATGCCTTAGAAAAGGCAGCTGAGAAGAGAGCGGCTCGAGCATTAGTCCCAAAGTGATTCCTGATCTTCTGCGAGATGATCGTACGTATCATGATATTCTGGTTCATCATCATAGTTGATTTCCTTCTTTGGCTTACGAGGTTTCTTCTGGACCGTAATCCATTCATCTTCCACAGGAATTGGTGGAGCTTCTACAACAGGAAGAGGCATGACCTTTGGTTCTTCGCGTCTGCGGATGAAGTTAGGCATTACAGAACGTTCGAGTTCTTCTTGCTTTTTCTTTTCTATCTGATACTCTGCCATTCTGGCATCTACGCGATCTTTGATTTCGCTTTCGATACGTTTCTGCTCCCATTCCTTTGCCTTCTCCGCATACGATACTGTAGCGCGAGAAACGACTGGACCATTGCCACTAAGTGATGGAAAATCCTTATCCGACGCCTCTCGGATTGTTTTTATAGACTCTTCGATCTTTTGATCAACTGTCTTTTCTTTACGAAGTCTTGGGGGAACATAAGCCATTTTGTTAAGTATAACATGAATATTGTTAAATCCATTTTAAAAATGGAACTTACTGTAATGTTGTGTATAAACTGTAAGAATGGTGCTAGCAACAGTTGTGGCATCGAATGGATCTCTGAGTGAAGTAACTATTCCAGCAAAGACAACTGATGTGCTGGAATGGATGCGTAAGAAGTACAAGCAGAATGATATTCAGTTTCAAGGAAAGATCCAAGATCCGCTGAAGGAAGACCGATGGCTGGCAATCTTCGCCAAGGTCTCAGACGATGATGAAGATGCAAACCAGCATATGCTGCCATCTCCATTGGATGAAGAATCATATTCGGGTTCGATCATTATTCTTGCTACCACGTCTGATACAGATGAGTATGAAAAACTCGTAACTTCATATGTGAGTCTGAGCGTTGAGGACTACGAGACACTTTACCATGAGTGGTCATTCAATATGTCAGATGATGAGGAGGAGGCTCCGGAAGAAGAAGAGGAAGAAGAAGACGATGTTAGTGAGGAACCTGACGAGGCTCCACGGGCTGTTCCTCAGGTTACGGTAAAGACGATCAAGACAAAGAATGTATTTGTAGAGTGTCCTATGCGGGATAAGGTTGTTCAGAACTTTACAGAAGTAACATCATCGGAGATCGCAGGTGAACTGGAGGCTCAGTTGCTTTACAGTATTGTGAACTATTGTAAGCTGAATGGAATCGATGTTGATTGGGCAAACCGTGTATTCTGGAATACCTATCGAAGCAAGGCCATTTCTCTATATGAAAACTTGCGTACAGATGGTACCGTTGCAAATACAGAGAACTGGGCAAAGAAATTACTGTCAGGGGAAGTAGACCCTAGGGCATTTGTTGAGATGCCTGCAGAAGAACTATGCCCCTCTCGTTGGAAGGCCGCACTCGATAAGATCGTCGAAACAGAAATTCGACTATATTCAAAGAACGTGAGCGCGGCGATCTACTTGTACTGCTCTCGTTGTAAGAAGAAGTCGAAGTGTGACTACTACCAGATGCAGACACGTTCCGCCGATGAGCCCATGACAACATTCGTCACTTGCCTTGAGTGCGACCGGGAATGGAAATTTTAGGAACTACTGGGCTTCCTGTAGAAGGGGGTGGAGTAGGCCTAAGAGGGGGCGTGACATCAGAACCGTCTGGGTCGATTAATTTTACAACTACCTTTGATTTGACATCCGGTGTGAATGATTCTGAGTTCTCAACGAATACATGAATAGGATCTAAACCGTTTGTAATTTCAGGTTTAGAAACATTTGTTTGATCATGGAATTTTTCATTAAATATAGCTATGATCGGATCCGGAACCTGAGGGCTTGTTTCTGCTAAACGTTCCAGCTGTTCTCTGATAATTTTTAGCATGTCCTTTGCCTTCATTCTTTCTTTGCGAGGTAAGGCTAATTCTATTACAATAAACTTATGTATTTTTGCATAAGTCATTGCGGAGATTTTGTGAGCTTCCGAACGTTTAGCAAACCCAAAGTAGTTTGAAACTGTGTTCATCACTCCAACACTCAGACTAATGAGACCAATGACAATACCAGCTGCTTGCGAGTTTCCAAATAATGATTGAGATGCAATTGATCCAGTTCCAGCAATTGTTGAAAGGACTATTACAGGCAAGGCAATGTTTGTATCATATGTAGACACTCGTGTTTGTGATTTGCTATGAAGCCACGCATAGCATAAGGCACGTTCACCCTCTCGTGATAAGATTTCCTCCAGTTGTTGATTCCAATGAATTTCTTCAGTTTGTTCCATCCCTTTGTTTTCTAGTAAAGTGAATAATGGTATGGAACTTAGAAGACAACCCGCTCAAACACAGGGAGTTAGAGATTTATAAGTATGTGAAGAGGCAATCAGGTGATACCAATTTGGCTCACACCGTTTCCAGATTTGTTGACTTACGAGAATATCTCGATGCTCATTCATTCGACAGTCCAGCAGAATTACGCAAGAATGTGTTATCTCATGGAGTTCCGATCTTCTCTAAAAATGAGTCTGAACATCTTTTTAAGCTTGTTGCTAAAACTGGAGGAGCTGATGTAGACATCGCAGATAACATTATTAATCAATGGGTTGGATACATGTATGAGTGGCAGCCAAGCTTCATTCAAGACGGCATTGATATGATTAGCCCATATGTCTTCATAACTAAAACACTGGAATCAGGTCCCTTTGGACCATTGCTCAGCATTGCCTTGGATGCGGTAACTGCCACGTTACCAACAATAGCAACGAGTGTAGAGAATTTAACACCAGAAATTATTGGCTTCTTACCAATTCCAGAAGCAGGTCCTGTTGGGGCGATCATAGGTTGGATGATAGCATCGGTTTTTGTTGTTTTATCAATGTTGGTTCACCTTTCTCGTGGGCACTTTGGTCAGGCGTTCATTATCTCGTTCTTGTTAATACCATTTCTGGGAACGACCTTATATAATGGCGCATTATCTGGTGAAAAATTTGTGACAAAGACTGTAGCAAAACGCGAGAAGTTAATCAATACCGTATCTGATTTGTTTGGAGAAATTCCTGCTACAGTCGTAGAAGCCGCAGTGCCCAATCCCTTAGAACCGCCTGAAGATTCTTCAAAAAAGAGAGCAGAACTACTGGAAACGGGAAAGAAGACAATATCGGACTTAGCATCTGCTGTTGGGCTACCTACGAGCCTTCATGACCTTGCTGATAAGATAGAAGGCCCAAGAGGAGGCAAACGGCTTTCAAGACATAACCATAGCAAAGGTAAATGGCGGACCCAGAGGAGATCAAGACTGTAATAAGAAGTTGGGTATCCCTTGATGACGAAGCCCGCCAGCTTCAGGCTCGTCAGAAAGCAATTCGGGAAGAGAAGACTCGTCTTTCTGAATCGATTCTGGGGTTTATGCGTAATAATGAGGTAGACAACTTTACACTGGAAGGCAATGGACTTGGTACTATTTCTCGCAGTGTTCGTACATCTCGTCCACCTCTGCGTCGTGACCTGATTCGTACTCAGCTACTCCTTCAGTTCTCTGACCAGCCCCAGCGTGTTGCTGAAGCTCTTCGTGCGATCGAAGGAATTCCGGAAGGAGATGATATGTCTGTTGGAGGAACACAGCGTGAGCTTCTATCGCGTCGTATTCCCAAGGTTCGAACAACTGTTAATTTGAACTAAAAATAGTGACCCTCTCTGGCCACCAATACGTACTAGTACACGCCGAACTCCCAGATGTAGGAGCCGCGGCCGCCATTGCTGAACGACCACGACACATCTGTCGCCTTGCACTGCGTGCAGTCCTGGCAGCCACAGCCCCCGGTTTTGGAGCCAACGTACTCGCCAAGCTCGTAGCCGTTGCTGGCCAGCCTGTACTTCTTGCCCACGACCAGCTGGTCGGGGGACTTGATGACCTTGCTCGGGTCGACCTGCTCGTCGGCCGCGAAGCCGTACTGAAGCGTGATCTTGCGCCCGAGCTCCTCATCGGACATCTCCGAAAGGTCGGTTGTCGCCGCCCACAGCGCGAGGCTGCCGACGGTCGCCCAGTCCGACGACCCCCACAGCTCTCGCAGCTTGGTGATGTCGTTCCAGGGGCTTTTGGTCTTGTTCGCGTCCGCCCAGCGGGCGATCCGAATCCGCGTAGCGGAATCCATGATTCCTGCGGTGTAATCATAACATTTCTATAATTTTAGAATCCATTTTCTAAAATACAAGGAACCTCCAGCTTGTGATATAGGTCAACCCTTCCACGACGAATATAGGATGTATCAAGTTTATCAATGTCTTCTTTCGGCGTGTTGCTTGTTAGAATTATAATTAAATTTTTACGAAATTGCAGGTTATCAATAAACTTTGACCATGAGTGTTTATCCGTGACACTGGTCGGAATCTTGTGGTTTATTGATATCTTATTATGATGTATATTTTTAAGCAAAACATCAATTTCATCTATCGAAAAAATTATTGGTTTGTCTTCGTCTTGTAACCAATCTTGCATGGATGACAATGCCTTATTAATAGTATCGCCCGGGTCTGTGGGATTGAACGTGTTACAAAAATGGCAGTTTAGTGATCTTGCCAGAAGATAGCCAACAGAACTTTTACCAGTACAAGGTGGTCCTTCTATGAAAATTGTACACCTCTTCTTCTCAGCAAACACTCTGCTTATATCTTCAACAATAAGAGCTTGACCAGACGTAGGATTCATATTTACTAAGTTAAGCAAAACACGTGAGTAATAAAAATGCTCGTATGATCCATATCTATAAAACGATGATATATTATCATTAGTATTTTCGTATTCTTTAGTTACCGTAAATTTCGGAAGAGATTCTTCTGGTAGTTTGATCAGCTCGTCAAAAACCGAAGAAGTAGTAATAATTATCAGTTTATTCATTTCTCCCATTTCATTGTAACCTATATATCCAACCAACTTTTTACTCCATATCCAGCCTGATATTATCTTCTTAAACCCCTTTGTTAACGATGTGTCTGTGCAGGAACATTCCTTTTCAAGTTTTTTAATCACGTGGTTCGTTATTTCCTTGTCACACTGTATCTGAAATTTATGAATGTCATAACATCTGAGTAGACACTGACATGCGATTATAACAAAATTAGAGTAGTAACTTGCAAAGCCTAACACGACTACTGCCAGAGACAGATCGATCATTTACGGGTTAAACTCAATAATGCTTAAACGTTTGTACTTTTAAGTTTTATCAGAGCATCTCGAGCAGAAAGTTGTTCTCCTTGCTTCTTAGTTGTGCCGGTTCCTGTCCCGATATGTCTTCCCTTTCCATCCACTGCTGCCATTGTGTAACCATTATTTGATGATATCGTTACGTATGTTGGGGTGTAGTGAAAGTTTGTTTGACAGAATTTCTGTAGTTGATCCTTAAAGTTTGTATCATTTCTTAAGATTCCAGGAATATCAATATAGGTCTCGATCAATGATACTACAAACGGATATACTACTTGAAAGTTATATTCGCAATCTGTCCAGAGAGCGCCGATGAATGCTTCCAAGATATCTCCGAGTTTCTTGACATTGTAACGTCCATTACACGCATCTTCATTGTGCTTTGAGATAATATAGAACTCGTTTAGTTTCATCTTGCGAGTCAGTTCGCCTAACATGTTGTTACATACAATCTCTTTACGCAGATTGGTGAGAAATCCTTCTTGCTGGGTAGGAAACCTAATAGAAAGATATGTGGCTGTAGCTGCTCCCAGAATTGAATCTCCAAGATGTTCTAAGCGTTCGTATGATTCTGGAAACAGTTCAAGACAGTCCGATGGTCTTTCTGCTAACTGGGCTATATCTCCTTGTGGAGTTGTATATTCTGATCGCTTGACATAAGACGAATGAACCATGGCATTCTGAAAGATACCTGTATTTTTTACAGAATACATGCACTCATGCTTCTGCAAAATCGCATGTATATCCTTATGGGTAAACATACGATTTCGAGGATTATAGGGGTTATACACTGGAACTTCCATTGCTATGATAGAAGTATGGGGTCTTCAAGAAAGTCCGTTTTCAAGTTCGTTCTTGTCGATCAGACATAAAAAATTGGGATTATATCCCATATTACTCGTCTGCATCTGGGACAACGCGCTCAATCGCAAACTTGTCTTGAACAAGTGAGACTTGGTGGTTGTGGTGGATGAATCGAAAGCACGAGTCGGCTGACTTGATTGTGTTCTGATCAGCAAAATACTGATCGAGGTACCGGCGCAGGCTGCTCTTCGAAAGAGACCATGGCGCATTCCACGTCTGTGGCTTGCGAATTCGGATCTTTGAGCCATCCTGGCTGATTGCCAGTTCGTTGATAGCCGCGAAAGCGGGCTGCCGAACGATATGGACGATGCGGTCCTCGATTAGCTTGCGCTGCTCTCGAAGCGGGTAGATCTGCCCATTCAGGGCACGTAGGCGGTCATCGACCGTCTTGTACTGAAGAACCTCCTCACGAAGGCCTGCGACAAGCTCCTGATCAGGTTGCGCCATTTTGTTAGTTATATGAGTCAAACGGAAAAATCCGTTTTCATTCATCGTAGTCTGGAATACATCCTCCAATGTGCTCGCGCTGACCGCAAAGGCTGTGTTCACAGCCGTAACAGTATTTCGTCTTTTTCTGTAACTCCTCTTTCTGCAGGTTAAGGGCAGGAAGATAAGCGGTTTCCCATCTGATAATCACGTATGTATAGTGAGAAATCGAATAACCAGTGCTGGTTAGCAGTGCTTTCTTCGAGTCTTCTATAATTCCTTTACCGATCTCAATCCACTCGTCGACAGCAGATACTGTCGTGAGAGATTCGATGATTTTGATGCTGATCATTTTATTATTAAATAGGAAACCATAGAAAAAATCCGTTTTACCAGATACACGTGTTTAGGTCCCACAACTTTATCTGCCGATCTACTGAAAATCCATAAGACCTTTCTTCCCGGCAGAGTTCCCACGCTCAAACCAGAAGAACCTCGAAGTACTTCATCTCAATTATCATTGACAGAACCATTACAGTCCTGAAGTCTGTTTTCTTGTAAATTAAGAATCCGTTTTAAATACAAATGTTTGGTGGCGAAGAAATAGAACACCTGAGAACAGTTTATAATGCCGAACATCCAAGGGAACCTCCTATACCCAGTGGGACCACTGAACAAATCTGGAAATCTTTACAGGAAAGATTCCACACTAAGTGCACAAGTGGGAGATCGGAATGTATCATATCACATATGATGAACCGTCCTAAGGCCCCAGACGCATGGATGGTAAATCCTACCGAATGGTTATCATCCTTAGACATTGAAAAATCCGAAAAGGAATACCAAAAATTGTTTAAGAATTATGTGTTTTTAGGATGTATCCCAATTGACTTTGATCTAAGGTCTCCCACAGGAAAGTGCTTGGTCGATGCCTTGTGTTCAGTGAGTATTAAGAATCTTTACCGCAAAGGTAAGACACAGATTGGGATTGTATTTAATACTGATGTTCACACTGGCCCTGGTGAGCATTGGATAGCTTTATTTTGCGATATTCGACCAGAACTTGAGCAGCCACGCATTACCTATTTTGACTCTTATGCCCACAGACCAGAGAAGGAAGTCCAGAGACTGATGAAACGTTGGAAGGAGGAGTGGCAGTCAACTGGTGTTCATGACAAGCCCATGCTGACAACCTACAACACGATTCGTCACCAATTCAAGGATTCTGAATGTGGTATATACGTATTATACTTTCACTACTGTTGTTTGAATAACATTCCAATGGATCATAAGATTCCTGACGATGTTGTGAATGTATTCCGCAGGCTTCTTTTTAGAGAGAACTAATAATAAGATGGACGCATCGATTCAATTTCTAAGAGAGCACGGGGCTACCCTAACTATTATAGCAATTGGCGTAACAGTTATTGCGTTGACAGCCGTATATGCTTGGGCAGCTGTTAGAGGAAATCCAGAAACGGTAAAGATGCTTGCGAAGACAACCTTTGGGACATATCCTAAGGTTACTGCTCTCACTCCTCTCGGGTGCCCAACAAATGACACGACTAAACTATGCGATTACTACATCGCATCCTCTGCTTATTCCGTCTTTCCAGGATCGGCCACTCGTGACTATATTTCTGATAATGTCATAACACTTGCGATCAAGGCAGGAGCTCGCCTGGTAGAGCTTGATATTTATGCTGGAGACAACGACAAGCCTGTTGTTGGATTAAAGAACGAAACACTTGGATATAATTACGCCTTAAACTCAGTAGACTTTGAATCCTGTTGTATTGCTGTAGCTAACTCTGCTTTTAACAAGGTAGAAACTCCGCTTTCAAGCGATCCATTTATTCTGAGCCTCGTATTTCACACTGATAAGAGAACGGTAATGGATGCTACTGCTCAGATATTAAAGGACACATGTCAGAGATATATGCTTGGTCCTGAATTCGCATACAACCGCAAGAACTTAGCACAGGAACCAATCTGTAATGTAGCTGGAAAGCTAATCATTGTATCTGGTGGAAACATTAAGGGTACTCTGATCGAAGAACTCGTGAATCTGTCATGGTCAACATCTAATCTGCGTAGGTTGACTTATATGCAGGCATCTCAGCCATATGATCATGATGAACTGATTAATGCAAATCGTACAAATATTTGTATGGTCGTACCTGACATAGTTCCAGATTTGAAGAACAATAATCCGACCATACTTTTCTCATATGGATGCCAGTGGAATATGATGCATTATGGTTCCTTAGATTCCATGATGGAACTGTACGTTGGCCAGTTTCAGCAAGGTAGTGTGATCTTAAAACCGGAAGAGTTGCGATACAAGCCAGTTGAAGCAAAGACACCAGTCCTTCCCGACCCTGCTACTCATTCATTTCAGCCCATGGCTCATAGTTCTCCAATTTATGATTCCAACCCAGTAACTGGTGATAAGTCAATTGTCATCTAATGAACTTTCTTCTGCGTTAATCAATAAAATGGCAAACAAGTGGCTTGTTCACATCAAGAAGACGATGAAGACAATGAAGGCGAAGGGCACATACGTCAAGGGTAAGGGTCTCAAGCAGGTGATCCTTGCCGCTAAGAAGACATGGCACAAGGTCAAGACGGGTGGCGGCAATGGTGATTTAGTTGATGTTCCTCTTGATGATGATGCCCCGCCGGCTGCCCCGCCGGCTGCTACTACGGGAACTGAGGTTGAACCTAACTCAGCAGCAAATATTGCCGGTAGACGTCGTCGCAAGACTCGTCGTCGTCGCCACAGCCGTCGTCGTTAGAAAAAATGAGTATAACTAACATATAAAGACAAATGGGTGGCGGTCTACTTCAACTTGTTGCTTATGGCGCTCAGGATGCATACATTTCAGGGAACCCACAGATTACCTTTTGGAAGGGACTTTTCAAGCGCCACACAAACTTTGCTATGGAGCCCTTTCGTGTAAACTTTTCCGGTCAGATTCAGTGGGGTACCAAGCAGACGGCTCTAATTGGTCGCCATGCCGATCTGCTATATTCAACATATGTCGAGGTTGCTCTTCCTAAACAAACGGCAAATGGCGAAGACTACTACTGGAACAACATCGGACAGAACCTGGGTTTCCATTTAATTCGGTACGCGGAGGTTGATATTGGTGGTCAGGTTATTGATCGGCTCTACTCTGAGTACATGGTTTTATGGAGCTCATTATCGCTTCCTCATAATACTCAACAAAATCTAAACACAATGTTAAGTGGAGGTGCGGCCGAGGGTATATCAACACTACCTAATGGACAGCAGTGTGCGACGGACGGTCGTAAGCAGAAGATGAACGTGGTATACATTCCTCTTTCCTTCTTTTTTACTCGTAATCCCGGTGCTGCGCTTCCCCTCATTGCTCTTCAGTACCACGAAGTGAAGATCAACATACAATGGGCTGATCCGCAGTTCATTGCTGGAAACTTTACGGATACAGCACTTGGAGATTACCCCCCAATCCAGGATCTTCCTCAGGCGATCCAGGCTGCTCTGTACATTGACTACATTTACCTGGATACGGAAGAGCGCCGTCGTATGGCACAGGCCAGCCACGAATATCTTATCGAACAGACCCAGTTTAACGAGGATAAAGGAATTCGCGGAGCAAATAATCGTATTGACTTAACATTTAACCACCCTGTAAAGGAACTTCTATGGGTTGTACAGCCTTCTCATTACACTGACTGTAGACTTGCAGCCAATCGTGGCGTGACTTTTTTGCAAACGTTTAGTTATGGCACAGACCCTGTATTTGAACAGTGGATTCAAATTAACGGTCAGGATCGCTTAGATAAGAGATATGGTACTTATTTCAACAGTGTACAGGCATACCAGCACCATTCTGGGACCCCAGCAGGAATTGGCGCCTATTCTTACTCATTTGCTATACGCCCCGAAGAGCACCAGCCGTCTGGAACCTGTAACTTTTCCAGAATTGATACAGCAACCATTGTAATGAACATGGCGGGTGGCAATACGGTTGGTCCAAGGGAAGATGACAGTGGTGATTGGAACGTGCGCGTGTATGCCGTCAACTACAACGTTCTACGTGTCATGTCTGGCATGGGTGGTCTTGCGTACAGCAACTAAGAACGTTCTTCTGGGAAACTCACCGTCTGCTTAATTTTTTCCAAGTACAAAATCCCATCCATTAGCTCTTCTTGAGCATGTTGAATCCACTGTAAAAACGTTAGGTCATTACGATCCAATGTTTTTCCATACTTAACTTGTCCAATCTCTGCTCGCTTTTTGAAAGCAGAGATTACACTCGATACTACTGAATCATACTCCATTTCATCTTAGATATTTTCCAATGTATAAACTAAAAAATGAGCTATCTTTTTCTGGGACTCCTGCTTCTTCTAGTATTACAGATTGCTGGAAGAATGCTACCGGGAGGTGTTGCTACGGTTCTTCATTATGCTGGCTTAGGTTTGGTTCTTTATGGGCTTTATCAGCTTGCTACCAGCTCATGAGGATATCATCCATCCGACACTGGCCATCGGCATCATCCTTCTTCTCTTCCTGCTCAACAAGCGCATTCGCATGAGCAAGTTCCGCAGTATACAAATCATGCTCCTCATGACCCTCAGGCAGACGAGACTCATCAATCAGAATATCAATAAATCCAGTACCACAAGGAGGCTTCTGACCAAACATGATGTTTGCTGAGACGCCGCGCATTGTATCAAACTCACCTGCTACTGCCGCATCAAACAGGATCTTGGATGTCATCTCAAAGGAAGACTTGGCAAGAACACCATTCTCCAGCTTGTTCATACCAAAGCGATCAATCGCAATGAGATAGCCATGGTACGTCATAGCATCTACCAGCAGACATGGGTGACGATAGTTCACTGAATCAGCGCCAAACACATCCATCATCTCTTCGTAGAGTGCCATACGTGCAGCTTCAATACCGAACACGTTTAGAATCTCATGGATGTCATTCGAGAACGTACGCGTGGGATCGACGTTCGGGAATACAAAGAGATCAAGCAGGTTGGTTCCTTCTGAATCCAGAACCCACTGGTGATTGGAAACATACCCCCCAACACGCTCATCAAAGATGATCTCATCCTTCTTCTCGCGAGGGAATACACGCCCAATTCCGTCAATGCCAGTCAGCGTAGTGTCCAGCAGCTTATCCTCGATGAAGCGGAGAGATAGGGCATTCTTTGCTACATCATTGCCAAACGTGATACGCATTACCAGTTTATCTGATGTATTTGTATCAGGATGAATACAGTCGAACACACGCAGAACCTTATTGCTTTCAATCTTGGTACGGATCTTAGGCATGTCCAGGATATTGCGTGAAAGCATCTGATTAGGGTCCAGTTCAAGGCGAATAATCCAAGGAGACACACACGTCTGACCATGGCTCACACTGAACTTCTCGTACGATAGTAGAATCTCGCGATCCTCCTGAACAATAGTATCTGATGACAGAGGGTTGGGATCGTAGTAGATTCGTACAGACTTGGTGATGTCGCGTAGAGTTGTCTTTTGAATCTCCTTCATGCTTGAGATGGCTCCTTGGTGATCGGCCATGTTTGGCATGAGATAGATGATATTTGAAGGGTTCTTTGGATTCTGTGAAACACTGAGAAGCTCTTGGATACGAGGAACACCCTGCGTGGCATTTGCCTTGGCAGTACCAGCCTGGTGGAAGGTGTTCAGGGTGAGCTGAGTCGTAGGCTCACCAATTGACTGAGCAGCAAGAGGACCAACCATCTCTCCTGGGTGAACAAGTGCCTTCTTGTACTTGTACTTGATATCACGGATCAGCTCATCGAACAGAGCAACCGTAAAGCGATTCACGATAATTGACTTCTTGGGAGCCAAATTATAACGAAGCAGGCAGTGAAACAGATAGTTATCTGCCATGTATGGCGTCTTACATAGCTTATCAAGTTCATCTACGACATAGCTGGGCGTAAGGTCAGTCTTTACAAGATAAGGATTGCGATACTTCTCTACAAGGCGCTGAAGGTGAACAGGAGCACGTACTTCAGTCTTCTTGATGAACCGAATGACTCGCGTGACGAACATATCGCGATCAGTTAGAATCTGGTCAACCATATCATCAGGAGAATCGGCTGTATCAGGAGATACAGCCTTGAAGTCATCCTTCGTTGCTGCGAACTGAGCATAGATCTGCTCCATGGTCATCATACCAAGCTCACAATCCTGCTTTTCAATCCCAGTAGCATCAATGCCATCTTCGCCATATAGGAACTGAACGATCGATCCATTGATATCACGAACAGTGCCGTCCTGCTCTACGTGAATATCTTCCATCAGCTTTACCAGTCGGCGCTGGATGTAGCCAGTATCTGACGTCTTAACGGCAGTATCAATCAGACCCTCACGTCCGCCCATGGCGTGGAAGAAGAACTCAGCAGGACGAATGCCTGAGATGAATGAGTTCTCAACAAAGCCACGAGACTCAAGGCCATCGTCATACTTTGCGAAGTGAGGAAGCGTACGGTTGTCCATGGTGTACTTGATACGCTTACCGTCAACATACTGCTGGCCCAGAAAGGCAACCATCTGAGTGATATTCACCTCTGCTGTGCCCTTGGAACCAGCGCCCTTGTCTGACATGATGATCATTCGGTTATTGGGTGCCAGCTTGTCTACAACTACACTGTTAGCCTTGCTGTTCATCTCACCGATTGCCGAGCGAATGTTGTTCTCAAGCTCCTCACCATCAGCACGCCCAGACAAGTTTAGGAACCGACCAGCATGAACGCTGGACATTACATCTGAGATCTTCTGCTTGCTGTCCACGATGGCCTTCTCGATTGACTCATATGCTTCAATTGATGCGATGAGATCTGAAGGACCTGTAGAGAAACCTGAAAGCAGATTGTACTTGGTTACGATGTTCTGGAGGGAGTTGATGAAAGTTCCACAACGTTCTGGGCCAAACTCGTTGTAGATTGCGTGTACAACACCCTTAGAAGGCTTCTTGAGAGCACCATCGTTGAGTACGCCCTTCACAAGCTTACCATTCTCGATCTGAACATTGCCATTGAAGTTCATGAGAGGGAAGGCATGTGATACAACATCTGTACCAGCCATTGGAAGATCCATACGCTTGAACTCAGAGATAGCACGCGGGCTACGAGCCAAGATATTCATTGCGATATGCTCCGGAATCGTGACATCAGGCTGTGAGATGCGATAGGCACCAGTCAGAGTATCCTGGAAAACAGAGATAATAGGCTGGCATGTACGGGGTGATACAATCTGGCGAAGCAGAGTTGCGATGATGCGTAGTTCGGTAGCCGCTGCGATACTCTGAGGCACGTGCATGTTCATCTCATCGCCGTCAAAGTCAGCATTGTAAGGCTTGGTAGCGGATACGTTGAGACGGAAGGTTGAGTAAGGAAGAACGCGAACACGGTGACACATCATAGATGCCTTGTGAAGAGATGGCTGCCGATTGAATAGCACAACATCGCCATCTACAAGGTGACGGTGAACAATATCACCTTCCTGAATGTCCAGATCGCGATTCACAAATCCCAGACGGAATGCCTTTCCTTCGTCCTTCTTAAAGACGTTCTTGGCACCTGGATACTTATCGGGACCATTCTTGATGGCGGCCATAAGACGATCGCGGTTGTAAGATGTAACAATCTCAGGGAAGGAGAGATTCATTGCGATTTCCTCTGGAACACCAAGCTCATCCACATCAATGTTGGGGTCTGGAGTGATAACAGAACGTGCTGAGAAATCGACACGCTTACCCATCAGGTTACCGCGCACACGACCAGTCTTGGCACCCAGACGAGACTTGAGAGTCTTTCGGGGGCGGCCAGAACGGTCAGCGGTTGGTGGAAGGCCCTTGATGTCGTTATCTACATATGTAGCAACATCAAACTGTAGAAGTTCGGTGAGCTTATCAATCATGTCGACATTCTCACCCTTATCGATCTTCTCGCGTAGCTTGTTGTTCTGGCGAACAATATCAATTAGCTTGTGAGTGAGATCGTCTTCCATGCGCTGGTTGTCATCCATCACTACAGACGGACGAACCGTGAGAGGAGGAACAGCAAGCACAGTGCAAATCATCCAATCGGGACGGCTAAACTTAGGGTTGAAGCCGATCATAGTTACGTGCTCATCGGTAATTCGCTGAAAACAGCGAAGTACGAGTTCTGGCTGGAGAGGAATTGGCTCTGCTTCCTCATCGTATGTATGTGCCCGAAGAGCTGCTACAGAGTTCTCGATTTTGGATACTTTGGCAATTGTGCGAGCACCGCAGTGAGCGCATGCGCGTGACTCCTTGAGCGAATGAGTCTTGTAGTGCTTGGTTTCCTCGCGTACAAGGTCAAACCGCTCGACACCCTTTGCGAGTTTTCCGATACGTTCGAGTTCTTCATCAGGTAGATAAGGATTTGAGCATGCGAGGCAGACAACTACCAGGAGCTTCTGAACAACATCAATGAATTGGTATAGGTATACTGGGCGTGCGAGACGGATGTGGCCAAAGTGTCCCGGGCAAAGCAGATTGGTCTGCTTGCATGTAGGACAAATCTTGCCATGATCGGTTACACCGAATCGTGCGTCAAAGACACCTCCGGGAACGGGTAGTGTGCTTTGGTATGTCTTATCAGTCTTTACTTCAACAACACTGCGTGACGTAATGTCATCAGGGTTGGCGATGCCGAATTGAACTCCAATAATAGTGTCACCCATTCTTTATAATAATGCTATAGTCTTTAGATGGATTCGTTTTCCATTTATACACTGATTAGTAGCTTTACAGGAAGAAATACGATCGGGAGAACTCTGAAGTGGAATAGTACTACGGCAACACCCATACTTGCTACCACTGATAAGAGAACATCAAAAGGAGTGACATCCTGTATACGAGTCGGTACAGGCATTCCGAGAAGTCCCTTGACATATCTTACTACAAAACCCATTGCGGTTAAGTAGAGGAGAAAGTATACTACAAGGAGAGGAAGAGCAATGTACGTATAGTAGAGAAATCTCCAAAGAAAACTCGTATCAGTCGTTGCGTTCTTAGACGCGAGCATTTCAACAAGAAAACC